TTTTTCATAATTTTTGAATTTCTTTTTTTACTTCGTTCCAATATTGTTTGAATGGATTAGGCAACATAATCTGATCTAAATAGGCTATTACCTCATCGGCAGCTATTAAGGCACAATTATGCGCAAACTTAATTTCTCTAAAATTTGCAAAAGAATATAATTCAATTAGGTCTTTTGCTTTTTCTTTTGGTGTCATATTACTTGAATTAAGTTATTATAATATTCTCTACATTCTTCAATTCGTGTTTTAATAGCTTCTATTACTTTTTCGTCTCGCTTAATTACGTGCGTTTTAACGCGCTTTTCTTTAGGTATATGCATGAAAGTATGTTTAGCTTCTACAAAGTCTATTATTTCATCGTTTTCATCAATCTCGTTTCTTCGCCAGTGTTCCCTTCTTATTTCATCACGAACGATTTGTAAAGGTGTATCAATCAAACAGTAACACAATAACGCCTCTTGTTTATCAGTTAGCCACATATAACCTTGAAGTTGATAGTAGTAATCTTTGTTTTTTACTTCGTTTTCTACTACCTTTTCAAAGAAAGTAAACGCATCCCAAGAAGATTTTACGTCAATTAATACGTCCGTGTTTACGTCAGGTATTCCAGTTAGATAATCGTTAGATAAACATTCTTCGTTTTTGTAAATAAATCCAACGTCTAAAACATCGTTAACAAGCGCAATTGCTTCAGCTTCTACTTCGTTTCCTTTGTCGGTGTACCTTGACCAAAATTCTTTATGTATATTGTATTTTTCTTCGACCGCTAATTCAAGTAAATACGTTTTAGTAGTTTGAGAAAGACGCTCCCCCTTGGTACGGGGGTTTGTCATAATTTTTCCTATTTGTGAACATCGTATTTTCATAGCGCTTTCAATTGTTCAGGTGTTAAATCAAATTTAGCTCGTAGTTCTTCCGCAGTAAACTTATTTTCTTGAATTGCTTTTAGTGCTTCTAAAAATCTTTTGTTGTCTAACGTTTCCGCTTTTCTATTGTCTTTTGAATCTGGATCGTTTTCCGTTTCATCAATTAAGAATAAACCGTTTAATGCGTATTTACGTGCGTAGCTCGAAGCTGTGCCAGTTGTTTGTTCGCTTGACATACCTTTGTGTTCGCTTAATTCAGCATAGGCATTTACTTTAATTTCGCCATCCGTGTTAATCAAAGTTGCAGTTGCTTTTAAAAATAACCTACCACCAACTTCTACTACTTCATCAGTTAGTATTAATACACTTTCGTATTTGTATAAGATAGGTTTTGCAGATTCTAATATTTGTTCCGCACTTCGATATTTGAAGCCGCCAAATTTGTTGAAGCTTCCTTTAGGGCATTTTAATTCCGCCTGAATTTTAGTTAACTGTTTCATGTTATTTTGTTTTGTGTTTTGCAAATATAATAATAAAATCTAATATAACTATAATTAAAAAAAATATTTTAAAATAATCTTTGTTGCGAAGTATGGTTTTTAATCCTTTGTACCGCCTTTTCGTAGTATTCAGTATCTAATTCGCAAGCGGTTAATTCAAAGTCGTAATCATGGCACGCTATCGCTATTGATCCGCTGCCTAAATGAGTGTCTAATATTTTATCTTCAGGCTTTGCGTATTTGTCAAGTAACCATTTGTAAAGTGCAACGGGTTTTTGTGTAGGGTGTATTTTGTTATATTGGTCTTGTTGGTAACTTCTATCGAATAATTTAGCATTACCTTGACTTGTATAAGCTAATTCCCATTCAGAAAAATTACCGTTTTGATGTTTAAACCAACAAATAATTCCTTTACCTAAATTAAAAAATTCTGTAAAATAATTAGCACCCCAAATTATTTGATTTTTACTTACTCTAAATAATTCGTTAAAATATAATTGTGTTGGTGTTTCATTATCCCATTGTTTAGAATTATCATATTTAATAGTTTTTTGCCTATCTCTACCACTATATCCTATTCCATAAGGCGGGTCAACAATAGCCAAATCAAAATAGTTATCAGGATAACGTGCCATTAATAACATATTATCTTCGTTCGTTATTGTTATTTTATCGGTTACTTTCATAAAAATTTCTTTAATCCTTGCACCGCATTCTCTATTGAATTAGCTCGTTCCTGTAATGAGATAATTTGTTGCTGAATAGTAAGTTTACAATCGCTGGTGAAATAACCGTTAGACGTTGCAATGAGCGGCAATAAACCATTTGAACGAATATAGTTAACTAACTTTCGTAAACGTGGTTGTGTTAATCTTATTTTGTATCCGTTATTTTCTAAAAATACATTCATTCTTTTTACTATTAATTCAGCTTTGATCGGGTTCGTCTTTTTATAAGCCCTAAACCCGTGAATTACCAGCTGCAAAATTTCCATTTCTTCAGCGCTTAATTCGTGCGTGTACTGTTCGAAAGTTGTAATCATTTGTATATGTTTTTAATGTTATTCTTTTCAGCGTATCGAATTACAAAGTCTTGGGCATCTTCTAACCTTTGACTTGAATAAAGGTACTTTCTGTTTCTACGTACGTAAAAGTAATTGTAAACATAACCGTACTTGTTTTTTACCTTAGTTGGGTAAATCCATTTTAACTGTTTTTCCATATCTATTTGTTTTGTGTTTGTCAAAAGTAATATAAATTATTAATATAGTTCTAATTCTTTACACTTTTTTTTGTAGGTGCTGATTATTTCTTTTAGTTCGTCTATTGTGAACTTACGTGTTTTAGTAGCTTCAGCGCTTAAATTCTCAAATTCTTCTATTCCTATTTTCTTTAATAGGTTTTCCCGGTAGTAAATTAAGTTACCCGAAAGAAAAGTATTGCAGTGTTCGCATTGTAAATGCACGTTGCGTTCGTCAAAACGTACGGACCAATGATTATTAGCATTGTAGAAGTGTCCAGCATTTTCTTTTAACGGCTTTTTTTGACACGAAATACAAACGTTCCCGGCATCACGTAAACGAATGTATTTATTAAATACTTGCTGCGCTAATTTTATATAGTCCTGAACGGTCATTAAATCGGCTTTTAACTTCGCTTTTTTCTTTTGCCAGTTCTTTTGTTTTACATCGTTTATCCATTCAGTTACGCAATTAGGGTCAAAGCAATTCTTTTGTAGTGTTGTAATTGGTGAAAAGACGGATTTACAGTAGCGGCATTTTCGTGTTTTCATAGGTAATCAAATATTGAAGTTTGTTTTGTGTCTGATTTTCTAACTATATTTAAAGCCGTTTCTAAAATTGTTTTTCCAGCTTCATAGTCTACCAGGTTACGCGCCATTTTAATTACTGATTGTGTACCAGTGTATTGTTTAAAGTCGTAATCATGAAATTTAGAAAGTTTATTTAATTCATCTTTTGCCTGACACATTTCGTTAAAATGTCTACTACCTATATTATTAGGTAATTTAAAATTTGTCCAGTATAAGTGTCTATCTCTTTTTTGCGCTGGTATTAATGGTTCGTAATACGGAATAACATTTTCAACTACAAATTTTCCTGTTTTATAATAATGCTGCAAAAATATAATCTCTTCATAAAGTTTTAAATCCGGGTAAATTGCTTCTGTTGTTGTATCGTAATTTGAACTACTCCAATACCTGGCTCTTGAATGACTTGGGCAAGGTGGCGAACTCCAAATAAAATCAAACTCTTTATAATGGTCAAGTAAATATTGATGCGCATCCGCTACTATTACCTTGTCATTAGGAAAACGTTCTTTGTATAAACGTGCCGCTTCAGGATCAAGTTCAACGGCTGTTACTTCAATATCAGCTACCTCATCCCACTTGTATCTGTTACCCCCTAAACAAGCGTATAAATTAAGTATTTTCATATCTCAATAGTTTGATTGATTTGTTCTAAATGTCTAATCTTTTGTTTTAGCTGCATTATTTCTATTTCCATTGCAAATTGTTTTTTGTTACTTGCTTGAAGTAGTTTATCTACGTGTTCAAAGTATAACACCGCTTCACCTACTTCTGTTAAACTCTTTTCCATTGAATCAATTAAATCAGTTCTGTGTCCGTGTTTTTCTTTGATGTTATCTAAAGAGTTTTGAATCTTTAAATAAACCGTCCATAAACCCGTTTTACGCTTTATCATTTCCAGCATCTTAAATAGTTTTATAACATTCAACGTAAGTATTTATAGGTAAAATCATTCGTTTTTTTGTACCTACTTTTCTATAATATACCCAATCAACAACTTCATAATTAGTTGTGTCTTTTTCAAATTTAAATTGTTCACCGTTGTTTAAATCGCTTGTTAATTTTTTACTTCGTGTTTTCATAATTAAAATGGCATTTCGGGGTTTCCGTCTTTATTTATTCTTGGCTCTAATTCTTCAAACGCTCCTTGCTTCATTCTTTCACTAAACGAAAGTAATTCTTTTCCGTTTACAATATCAGGTTTTGAAGTTGGAAAACTGTTTGACGTTTTAGGTCGGTGTTTTTGTAGGGGGTCAATATTACCTATTACAAAGCCTAAACCCGAATTAAAATTACACATTACAGGTTCGTTCAATCCGGTGTGCTTGCCTCCAGTTTCAACGTCTTTTATTTTTTCTACGTTTATCCAAGTCGAATATTTCATAATAGGGTCTTTTACTAAGCGATGAATAACAAAAAAATCGTCACATCTATTACTAAATGCTTTTCCACCTTCAATATGATCTTTCAAAGGAGCTTTTAAATTACCCTTCCATTCGCCTTCAGTGTAAATATTTGCACCCCTACCGCTTTCCGTGTTCGGATGCGTGTTTATGTATAAAGTCATTCCAGTAAAATTTACCATTTGCCTTGCTTTATTCATAAATTCGTAATTCCCTTCGTATGTCATTTGCCTATCTAAGCCCGTGAACGGGTCAATTAAACCTACTTTACAATGCGATTCTTCAAATATCTTTAATAGTTCTTCAGGCTTGTAAAGTTTTGAATTGTCTACAAATTGAAAGTATTGTTCTAAGTAAGTTGAATATTTTAAAATTTCATCTTCGGTAAGTGTTTTGAATTGTTGTCCTGAATACATTTGAATTAAGTCACGTAATATTTGCCCCTTTTGATTTTCACCGCTCCAGATACAAAATGTTAATTCGTGTTTTAGTGCCAAGTTTAAAAAGTACCAATTTATCCAATACGTTTTACCTACGTTGTCGTGTCCTAAAATTATATTTAGTTGTTTAGGCTTGAATCTTAAATAATCGTCTAACGGGCATCCTATTTCTAAGCCTTGTTTTATTTTACCGTTTCGGTAATTTAACAAATAGTCTATTGAATCTCCAGCTTTCTTTAACATAATCCTTGTGCTTTAGCTATATAATATTCAGGCGGGTTCGGGTCGTTGTCTTGGTCGTATTGTTTAGGGTTTCTATTATACCAAGTTCGCAAGCGTTGTTCTATACCGAACGTTTTTTCTTTTTCAAATCTAAGCTTTTTATCTTTAACACCGTGTTCAGTCCAGTAATCGTAAAATTCACGTAGCAATTTTTTAGGGTATTCATCAACAAACAAAGAAAGCGAAGCGTAAAACTTGCTTTTACGTTCTTCTATATTTTCATTATTATTTACATTAACATTATTATTTACATTGTTATTAGCTTCAATCTCGCTTTTATTTTGCTTCTGTTTTGCTTCTGTTTTGCTTTCAATTTGTTTAGTTTTAGGTTTGTTTCCGTTTTCAAACCGCTTAATATTTGCATCTAATTGTGGTTTAATTAATGTAAATAATGCTTTGCTAATTTCGTTGGTAAACTCTATTTCCTTAAAGTTTAATCCATATTCAAAAATAGCATCGTATAACTCAGCTTTAATAACTGGCGATAAACCGCTTACACTTTCGTAAAAACTCCTGTAAAAAATCATTGAATCTCGTTTCATAAAAATCGTGTTAAATTAAAAAACCTCTTAAATCCTTTGGGGCTTCACATCCAAATTCATTAAGAGGCTTTAATAACGTCTTTAGGTTCTATGGTGTGAAGCCGAACCGTACGCAAATATAATAATAATTTTTTATTCGTAGCTATTTGTTAAATAATAATCCATAATTTTTATTACCATATTGTAATTTGATAGCGTGTGTACTGTTACTTTGTAATTACCAAAGTCAAATTGATTAAGCTTATCGTATGAAACATTCCTCCAATGCGCTGCGCATCTTTTTAAATTTATAATATCGCATTCACTGTTTTGCTTGAAGTGGT